CTGCCGGGCGATGCTGCGACATCAACACTGAGGATGACTGGCGCCGGGCAGAGATGCTCTACGACAACCATTTTCGGAGGCCACTTCATGCCTAGCCCTGCGATCCTGATCTGGACGGCGACCTACACATCGATGCCGCCTGTGCCTGTCATCACCACCGGCTCGGCTCGGTTCGATGACGAGAAGGCCGCAAACCAAGCTGCGCGCCAACTGAACCGCAAGGCTGGTTCAGGCATCGTCTACGACTGCAACGTGTTCCTGGCCGGCTCGCCGGCATCCACATCAACCACCAGCGCGACGAGCGCCGCATCAACATGAGCACCATCGACTTCTGGGCCGGCGAGTTCGGCCGCGAGTACAACGCCAGGCAGTCTGTCGAATACCGCGACCGCATCCCGCTGCTGCTGCACATCTTGGAGCAGACCGGCGCGACGACCTTCCTCGACGTCGGTACCAACGAGGGCCACAACCTCAAGGCGCTGCGCGAGATCAATCCGCAGTACGAGATGAGCGGCATTGATGTGAACCCCGACGCGCTGGCCAAAGCGCTGGCGGCCGGCTTCGATGTGCAGCAGGGCCGGGCTGACGAGGCCGTGGCCATCTTCGGTGAGCGCGCAGCCGAGTTGGTGATTACCAGCGGTGTGCTGATCCATGTTGCACCCGAGGAATTGCGTGCATCGATGGCGGCGATCCGCGATGCATCCAGCGCCTACGTGCTGGCCATCGAGTACGACTCACCCGAGGAGCGCGAGATCAACTACCGCGGGCACGCCGGCAAGCTGTGGGCGCGGCCGTTCGGTGAGCTCTACAAGGCGCTCGGGCTGAGCCTGGTCGAGGCCGGGGTGGCGAACGGGTATCACGACTGCCAGTACTGGCTGCTGGCGAAGGAGGGCGTGTGAAGCTGCTGCGCTGCTCAAGGTGCGTGATGCCCAACACGCGACCAGACACCCCATTCGTCGACGGCGTGTGCTCTGCCTGCATCACCTACGCCAACCGTCCGACCATCGACTGGGATGCGCGCAAGGGCATGCTGACCCAGCTGCTCGACCGACACGACGGCCGCGTGCTGGTGCCCAGCTCAGGCGGCAAGGACAGCACCTACCAAGTGCTGACGCTGCTGGAGATGGACGCCGACGTCACCATCGCCACGGCGCGCACCTGCCACCTGACCGAGATCGGCCGGCGCAACATCGACAACCTCGCGCGCTACGCCCGCACGATCGAGGTGACGCCGAACATGAAGGTACGCGCCAAGCTCAACCGGCTGGGTCTAGAACTGGTGGGCGACATCAGCTGGCCCGAGCATGCGGCGATCTTCAGTACGCCGTTCAACGTGGCGGCGCAGACTGGCCACACGCTGCTGATGTACGGCGAGTGCCCCCAGGCTGAGTACGGCGGACCGATGGGCACCGAGCAGGCGATGCAGATGACCAGGCGCTGGCGCTCGGAGTTCGGCGGCTTCCTGGGCCTGCGGCCGGATGACTTTGTGGGCATGGAGGGCATCACCGAGCGCGATATGGACGATTACCGCGTGCACGTCTGGCCCGACAAGCTGGAGGCGCACTTCCTGGGGCAGTACCTGCCATGGGATAGCCATCACAACGCCATGATGGCCACGCGCGCCGGCATGGTGTGGAAGCGGCCAAGCCCTGCAAGTTGGTGGATGGAGGAGAACCAAGACAACGCCCAGACCGGCGTGCACGACTGGTTCATGTTCCTCAAGTACGGCTTCGGCCGCGGGTGCCAGCAGATCAGCGTGGACGTGCGCGCCGGTCTGATCCATCGCGATCACGCCCTGCAGTGGGTCGAGTCGCACGACGGCATCACGCCGCGGGAATACGCCGGGGTGACGATCACAGAAATGCTCGATCGCATTGGGATGACCAAGGCGCACCTCGACGATGTGGCCAATCGGTTCGGCAACAAGGAGATCCACGCATGACCCTGGCCAAACGCATCATCCCCACCATGCTCGTGCGTGGCCGCACCCTGGTGAAGGGCAAGCAGTTCGCGGGCGACCGCAGCATCGGCCATGTACTGCAGGCGGCCAAGGTGCATGCCCAACGCGGCGTAGATGAACTCACGGTGCTGGATGTGGCCGCCACGGCAGAAGGCCGCGGGCCTGATCTTGAGATGGTGCGCGAGTTGTCGGATGGGTGCTTCATCCCCATCACCGTGGGCGGCGGCGTGAAGTCGCTGCAGGATATCGATGCACTGCTGCGGGCCGGGGCTGACAAGATTTGCCTGGGCTCGGCCTTGTTCACGCACCCCTGGCTGCTGAGCAAGGCGGCCGAGCGCTTCGGGTCGCAGGCCATCGTGGTGTCCGTGGACGTGCTCGCCGGGCGTAGTCGCTGGTTGTTTGGCGCATCGCCCGTGCAGGCGTCCATTGCCGTCACAGCTAGCGGTGCCGGCGAGATCCTGCTCCAGTCCATCGACCGCGACGGGATGATGTGCGGCTACGACCTCGACCTGATCCGCGCCGTATCGTCAGCAGTGCACATCCCGGTGATTGCAAGCGGCGGCTGCTCAAGCTACAAGGACATGCACGAGGCATTCATCGCGGGCGCCGATGCCTGCGCAGTGGGGGCGCTGTTCGCCTTCTGTGATCAAACTCCCCGAGGCGCAGCCAGATGGCTGAAATCCCGCGGGGTGGAGGTTCGACTGTGAAGCTGATCAAACTGGCGGCGACTGCCGCGCTGTGCTCCCAACTGAGTGGGTGCTTCTTCATCTGGATACCCGGCAGCGTGATCGACAAGGGCGCTGACCTTGTGACCGGTGCCCGCGGCGATCACTGCGTCAACAGGTTCACCAAGGTGGGCGACAACATCCCGCTGGTGGATGGCACGCGCGGCATGGTTAAGTCGCTGAGTGGCACGTCGGGGCGGTGCAAGACCGATCGCTTCCCGATCAGGGCTGAGGTGGAGGTGGTGCTGTGAGGCTTATACCCGTGGACGTCCACAAGGCCGAGCATGTGATGCTGCTTTACAGGTTGCTGGCCGAGCGCACGCCAGAGCAGTCGATCTCGCACAAGGAGATGCCGACCATTGAGCAGCACTTCAACTTCGTCTCGTACCGGCCTTATGCGGCGTGGTACTTGGCTGTAGTGGAGGGGATTATGGTTGGCGCGACATACCTGACGCACCAGCGCGAGATTGGCGTGGGCATTCTCAAGTCCCGCTGCGGCAACGGTTACGCCAAGAGCGCCATCACCGAACTGATGCGCCTGCACCCCGGACGCTTCCTCGCCAACATCAACCCCGCCAACGAGGCCAGCATCGCGCTGTTCAAGTCGCTGGGGTTTGGTGGACCGATCCAGATCACCCTCGAAAGGCAAGCATGACCATTGAAAGATTCCTATGGGCATCAGCGGCGCTGATGATTGCCGTGTTTGTGTGGGTCGTTGTTGATGACATCTTTGCGGCCAAGTTTTCGCTGCACAAGGATGAGTGGCAGTGCACCAAGCAAGCCGACAAGTCGTCAACACTGATCGTCGGGAAAGTCATCGTCCCTCGGCAGGTCAAGGAGTGCGTGCAATGGACAAAGCTGTGAGCCTTGAGATCGTTGCAGAACTGTCGGCGAACCACCTGGGCGACTTCAACCGCGCCATGCAGATCGCCACCGCGGCGGCTGATGCCGGGGCTGATCTGTTCAAGGTGCAGGTCTGGGAGCCCGACACCATGTGCGTCGACCCGACCTACACGCTGACGCATGGCCCATGGGCGGGCCGCACGCTGGTCGATCTGTACCGGGAGGCGTGGACGCCATGGGAGTGGTTGCCCGACCTGTTCGCGCACTGCCGCCGGCTGGGCATGGAGCCATTCGGCGCCGCGTTCGACCGCAAGTCAGTCGACTACCTCGAAACCCTGGGCGTGATTCGCCACAAATGCGCGTCATTTGAACTGGTCGACCTGCCGCTGCTCCGGTACATGGCGAGCAAGGGCTCACGGATGATCTTGTCGACGGGGATGGCGACGCAGGCCGAGATAAGCGCTGCTGTCGCTGAAGTCTTTGACTGGAATCGCCCGCTCACGCTGCTGGCCTGCACCAGTGCATACCCGGCAGACGCCGCGGATGCCGGGCTTGGCTGGTGGAAGTATTTCGACAGGTGGGGCCTATCCGACCACACCATGGGCTTCGGCGTCGCCTGCGCAGCCGCAGCCCTGGGCGCCACCATGATCGAGAAGCACTTGACCCTGAGTCGCGCAGACGGCGGCCCAGATGCCGGCTTCAGCATGGAGCCCGCCGAGTTCAAGCAGATGGCGACCGAGTGCCGGCGCGCCGCCGCAGCAGTCGGAACCGCGAAGTACGGGCCAGGCCCAAGCGAGTCGACCGAACTGCGACGCAGCATGTGGATCACGAAGGACGTCGTGCCGGGTGAACTGCTCCGCCTGGGCCTGAACATCGCCAGCGCCCGCCCGGCACTTGGCATGAGCCCGGCGCTGTACCGGCCGAACATGCGAGCAGCCCGAGCCATCAAGGCCGGCCAGCCGCTCACACAGGAGATGGTGCAATGATCCCGCCCCAGATCGACGTGCTGCAGATCGTGGATGACCTGCGCGAGTGGGGCTGGCTCAACTACAAGATCGAAGTCGCTGCCGGCCTGGGTCACGGCTACATCGCCCAGGTGCGATGCGGCAACATCAGGGAGCCTGCTTACGGCAAGGCGGCGCGCTTGTACAACTTCTGGCACCAAGAGCGGCAAGAGCGCGAGAGTTTGCAAGTTAGCACGGAGTCGAGCGCCACCGTCTGACGCGGGGTCCAATCTGGCATGGCCGAGAAACGCATCATCGACTGGGGAGGCATCGAACGCGAGTACCGCGTGGGGGTGAAGAACCTGCGCGAGATCGCCACCGAGTTCGGTGTCTCGCACGTCGGCATCATGAAGCGCGCCACCAAAGAAGGGTGGGACCGCGATCTTCAGGCCAAGATTCAGGCCAAGGCCGACAACATCGTGGCCCGCGCCGAGGTGCGCCAAGAGGAGCGCCAGGCCGCCCGGGTGAGCGACTCCATTGTCA